ACTCGTTATGTGGCTGTCCTCTTTCTTGGAATAACGCATTGGCCCAAATATCGCGGTGCTTTCATCACAGCAGACGCATTGATAATCTTCGCCATTAGTTGTAATAATGTCGTTTTTGGCAAATACCATTCTATTAACACCCTTTCTCTTTACAAATAAATTCATCTCTGCGAGCTAATTCATGTATTGTTCCTTCAGTTATCCCGGCAATAGCCACACCGTTGAAATACGAATAACAGTCATACACCGTCATGGTGGTGTCGTCCTTTAAGTGAAACGTAACCACAAACTCGTCGATTTCGTGGAAGTTTTCTTCCATCCAGTTAATGAGGCCGTTGATTGCGCCTGGGAAGATGCGCTTAATGTCGCTCACTTACGTTTCCCGCCTTTCTTGCGAGACTTTCCAGCCTTATCCATGGCAATGGCGATACTTTGCTTCTGAGGCCTGCCAGAGTGGACTAATTCGCTAATGTTGGAACCGATAACTTTTTTAGACGAACCTTTCTTGAGGGGCAACACAATCACCGCCTTTTGCCAAGTATTTTTACATTCTTCAACCGCCGTATCTGCGCGTCGCTGTAACCCATCAACTTTAACTCGCCGTAGTGGTAGGTGCCGGTTAACTCCGGCTTCGACACATCCACCGACATCTTCTGTTGATCCCTAGACTTATGCGCTATCGCCAGGGCCAGAACGCAGTCATCATGATTTCCTTCCTGCGCCTCCGGCTTTCCGTCCTTATTGCGGATAAACGTCAACATTTCACCAAGGGTAGTAATATCATTAATCAGTTCAACATCGTCCCGCACAATCGAAACCAGTTCACCAATGGCCACCGGTCGGCTGGCCGACGTGGTTTTCCACCCGTGCTTATGCTGTTTCTTCTTTGTAATGGTATCGATAACCTCACGCCTAAACTGCTTTGGATACCGCAGCCTGTTAAGTTCTTTTATCGGGTGAGAATCAAAGTTCATTTCCACCGACAAAAGCGCCGTATTGTAAAAATGCCCCAGGCTAAACAACTGTTTGGCGTACAAGTCCGTGTCTGTGTGAGCCCGCCAAGTTGCCACCTGCGCCCCGGTAGTGTTGTCCAGCACCTGCCCGATAGACCAGTCAATTCCACCCTCAGCAATGTCACCACCAATAACGTAGTAAACCCCAGGCTTCGGCTTTTCATAAATAGTCACCCACCCATTAACATCTTCAATAAACTTCTCGGTACCCTTTATCGGATCCCCATCCGGGGTAGTCTTACATACAATATTACCCACTAAAGGAGGACTGTCTTTGTACGCCTGCTCCAGCAACTTCTTGCGATTCAATACCTTTTGATTGTCAAATACCGGACTACCGGAACTTACGAACGCCTCCTCCGGACATGATGGATACTCCTGGTGCATCTTGTTTATATCGCCGCCGCACTTATCACGCAGCGTTTGTCTGTACCAGTAAACCTGCTCCAGGCATACGCCATAGGTCCGCATCATGGCTAGATAATCTACGCCGTCATCCCTACCTAACGCCCCCAGGTTTTCCTCAAACCGCTTCCTTTCAGCTTCAGAAGTAAAATCCACCCGATAATCTTCGTGCTCGAACCAGGGGATAAACAGGGTCACATAGTTATTTTCACCCTTCTCGGCTTTATTCCAAAGCTCATAAAAAGAATTAAGTCCATTGGCTGTAGACTCCACCACGACGATGGCGCCGTAGTCCGGAACGGCTTGCATCAAGGATGTCAGGGTCTCTTCCGGATTCGGCCACTTGGCAAGTTCTGAGATATGCAGCCTCTTAATGGTATAGGACGAGCCGGCATAGACGTTTCTAGCTGTCTCAATGAGAAACTTGTTCTGCAACCCGGGCTCATTGCCGGGTCCTATCGGCACCCCGGGGTTGAATCTAGGGTTCTCAAATAGAATACCTTTGCCCCGGTATGGCCTATAGGACGGCTTAATCGCTTGCGGCAGGTACTGGTAAAATCGCGCCGACATATCCTGAATGTTCGCCGCTGAGTCTTCATCATAAGAGACAATCATAGCAATCATGTCTTTATAAAAATTCAGGTCATGAAAAAAAATACCCTCAGTGGTTGTCGAAAAACCAATCTGACGGGCTTTAAGAATTACTATGTACAGCGTTGGCTTTGTCTTCGGATCCGGATACCTAGCCTTCCAATCCTCTACAAGTTTGATCAACTTATTCTGTGAGGGGTTGGTTGCAAAGGGGATGATATTGCTACTCTTATCGCGAATCTTCAAACACTTTTTGAAGTAGTAGCGGTAGTCTCGCTTATACCGCTTGATTAACTCGCGGACCTTCTCAGGGACTTGTTGTTTTGGCACTGTCAATCACCTCTGGTGAAAGGAAAGGTATGAAATGTCAAGCAATTGGATCACCACGACAATCAATAACTTTTAAAGCCAAGAACTTCCTGGCATAATCAATTGGTAATAAAAAACCCTTAGACGTAGGTATGGAGACATGATCAAACTTATCTTCCACTAAACGTAACTGCCTTTTAGAAAATATAAATATTTCCTCATAGTCACCGATAATATACAACCACGTATTGTCATTCCTAAAGATTCCGGATTCTGTAAAGTTTCTTATATCACTATGGCTTTTCTCTGCCACCTCAATATAAAAGTTTCCTGTTTCCCTAAAACGTGCATCATTCTTTATTTCTATTCCAGCCTTATTTTCGCCAACCATATGTTGGTATTTCTTAGAACTGTAGCTGATAACAGGAATACCAATTTCATAAAGTTTTTCAGTAACAAAGTCCTGATAAGTTAATCCTTGCTCAAGTTTTTCCTTGTAATAGGAAGTCATCATACTCATGTTTGATTCCCCCAGGCATCCCAACCTTCAACTTTTTTACGGGAGAATAACTCAATTTTATTTCCATACTGGTAAAGTTCATCTATCATTTTCCTGAACTCTTCCGGTTTTTCTGAGTGCTTATTTGAACGCTCAACTGTCACAACACTATCAAACAGTTTCGGGTTATCCGGCAAACAGCTTCCACGGGTGCATATCAGCAAAAATTCATGCCGCACTGAGTTGTAATGCCCCATATTATGCTTTACCTTATCCCATACAAAAGAAGTCTTATATTTAAAACCCCATGCCTTTATAACCTCAAAGCATTCTTCAAGTAATGGTGAAGTAACCCATAAAAAAAGAACCGCGTTTTCTTCCGCAAGTTCTTTAATGGACAGTTCGCATAATTCCTGTATAGTCATTGACGGATAGTGATCTTCGGCCCCGGTGGTCTTACCGTCCCTCTTGTCGCCATAACACCAGGGTGGATCGGCGTATATTATACGGTACTTGCCTTTAGGTGGCGGGATCTCTTTGTTTTGTTCTTTTATCTCCTGCCTTTTGATATAATTATAGGCTTTATTAATAGTTAACTCGCCTTGCTTTAACTTCTTCTTTACTTCTTCCGACGCTTTTTCTTCTATCTTCTCAACCTTGTGAATAGTGTCATGGCTAACCCCGGCAACATTGGCGAGTTCTTTACGTGTATCTATAGGCGGTTTTGCAGATTTCTGCGGAACCGCTCCACCGGATTCTCGCTGCTTTTCCCTAGCCTTGTCCTGAAACAAGCCTTTCAACTTCAACGCTAATATTGCCCTATCATAAGCGCTCAAGTTCCGTCTGCCGAATTGGTTTTTAATTATCCACTCTTTCGCGTGATCCCGGCTTTCAAATTCCTTTTCTGTTACCTCAAACTTAATGCCGTGCTTCCGGCATATCTCGTAACGGTTGTGGCCGTCAACTAAAACGCCATTCCAGACTACCAGAGAGTCCCGGCAGCCTTCTTCAATAACGCTTTTTTCAAGCAGGCCGTATTCCTCGGCAGACAGCGGCGGTATAAGGTTTTTAAATTCGTTGTCAATGCGCAACAACACGTTTATCCCTCCTAGCGTTTATTCCCTAGCAGTAGCAATAGAAAAGACGCCTACCCCGCTAGGACAGTAGACGCCTTATATCCCCGGTTGCTTATGCCGGGAAAATTGTTTTTAAAGTAACTGCAAGTACCCTTAAAGAGACTCCTTATTAGGGTCCCCTATTGTGCAAAATAGAGTAGTATCCTTTTTATGGAAGGGACTCCTAAAGTGGCTAAAAATAGTGTTAGTGTGTGGGGATGTTCTTCCATCCAACCCCGTGGCAGGAACGGGACTCCTAGCCTCGGGTTGGCACCCATACCCGGCCCTGCCCCTGCACCCTAGCCGTATCAGCCTAACTACTCATCCCTGTGTGGACGCATCAAATGAACGCAAGAGCACAGGTTATTTCGCTATTTGATAATCTTTACGACATATCACATACATGTTAGAATACCAGTAAAGACGCGGATAATTTACGCTGGAATTGTGTGCATGTTCCAAGAATGCACATTATGTAAACTACATCAAGCCATGTAAGCCGCATCATTCCTACATCTTAGGATACTATGCGACTTTTCTGCTGATTACGCAAGATAAAATGATAGCTACGCTGTACCCTAATCTTCCTCGATGTCGGCAAGGAGCTGCTCAAAAGTGTGGTTAACGTTGGCATCAACGGCCACCCTGCGCCCAAATCTATCAGGGTATTTGCGCTCTAGGTACCAGGCTCCGGCCTGCCAGTTTTGAGGCGTAGCGTCTTTTATTGCTTTTAAGGCGTTTGCTTCAGCTTCAGCTTCTGCCTTTTTTACAGCGTCCGCGAAGTCACTGTACAACT